AATTACTACCAACCCCGAAGAAACAAAATGCAAATTCGGAAGGATTGCACGGACAAGGGGGAATGGATTTACAAACACAAATTTCACTACTACCCACACCGACATCACACGACAATCGGGACAGGGGGTCGATAGACGACCCGTGCATTCGGAGAAGAGTGGAATTAGGGAAGAATATAGATTTATCAATGACAGTCAATTCCAAAGAGAATGGATTGAAGTTGCAAACCAAATTTGTGGAATGGATGCTGCACCTTCCACCGGATTACACAAATCCAGATATCGCAAACAGCGACTTGAAGGTTTGGGAAACGGTATTCAATGGGAAATAGCCTGGACTTTCTTTGAATTGATTAAGGAGTTTTCAAATTGAAGGATTTACTCCTCTCCATATTGTTAACAAGATCCAGCATAGACAAGCCCATGCTTTCGGTTGACCTATTCAGATTAGTTAATCCTAACCTCTCCCTGCGCTCTTTTCAAAGGTCAATTTCAGACATAATTAATGAGTATAACCAGAAAACCTATGAGAAGGTCATTAGGGGTCAAATAAGCAAGGATTCGGCTGTGTTGATACTAAGTGATAAGAGCAGGGGCTATTTCGCAGCAGGAACCAAGGAGGCAAGGAAGGAGGGCGTCCTAGAATATTTCTCAACTGTAAAAACAGAACTTGCTAAGGCTCGTTTCTTAAACAAATTTGTAAATGAGGTGGATAATTTGAGGCTACAACAGGACTTTGAATTTTTAAGAGAAGAAAATAATGGAGAGTTATTCGGATGAAAAGAATAATCAGCTTTAGCGGTGGCAAAGATTCAACGGCTTTAATCCTATGGGCTAAAGAAAACTTGGATGAATTTGACACCATATTTTGTGACACTGGTTGGGAGTCGGACGAAACCTATGAATATATCCAGTATATAAACTTAATGTTGCTTAATGGAAAACTGATAGTATTGCATTCAAAAGATTATTCGAGTTTTGAAGATTTATCAATTAAAAAACAAAGAATCCCTAGTAGTCAGGCTCGTTATTGTACTGAAGAATTAAAACTTATCCCTACTAAAAATTATATATCTCAATATCTCCCTGTTTTATGTTCTGAATTTGAACCCCCGGAAGTCGAAATATATGTTGGAATCCGGGCTGATGAAAGCGAAGCAAGAAAAGATTTACCGGAAAGAACGTGGTCAGACTTTTATAATTGTTTCCTTAATAGACCCTTGATATATCAAAATGTCGAATATGTTTTTGATCTGCATAAGAAATATGGGGTAAAACCCAACCCGCTATACAGCAAGGGATTTAGTAGAGTTGGTTGCTATCCATGTATCAATATTCGATTGCCTGAGTTAAGGCAATTATTCATTAGAGACCCGCAACGAATTGATAAAATTAGAGAACTTGAAAGAAATGTCGGGAGAAGTTTTTTCTCTCCCAAAAGAATACCTAAAAGATTTCATACTGGTTTTGATTTTAAAAGCGGTAAATCCTTCCCCTGGATTGATGATGTTATCAAATATATATCTTCCGGTAAGTATGAGATTCAAGACGAAGAAGGGGAATCATGTATGAGTTATTATTCAATATGCGAATAAATTGAGGAAAATATGAAATTTAATATCGGGACGGAAATATGAGTTTGACTTTATGTAACACTTTTTGTAAATTGGTCATACGATCAAGACTAAATAGCATTATGAGATTAACTAACGAAAAATACAATTCCGTCTATATCAGTTTACTTGCACCGAAGCAATTCGGGACTCGTAATGTAGTCTTGATCGACTCTGGTATAGGCGGTTTTCTATTTATGGGAGCCTACCATGCCTAAATACACACCCGCAGAACCTATATTCCCTATTTGGGCTCCCCATTATCGCACTCTAAGCAAAATCCAATCTTTAGATAAAAAAAGAGGGTTTGCTTCATTAAGACATTCTGCAAGTGCCTTTATAAAAAGATCAATAGTCAGACAATTAGTTATGGAAAAATGTAAGGGGCAGTGCATGGAATGTAATTCAACTAATTATTTGCAAGTAGATCACATCATTTCTGTTTATCTCACATTCAAGACCAACACATATTTAGAAATATTAAATACTTATGAGAATTTGCAAATATTGTGTAAGTATTGCAATGCTTCAAAATCCCCAGAGAGAATAAATTTATGAGCAGACCAACAAAGCAAGGAGTCGATTACTTTCCAGTAGATGTCCAATTTGATGATAAAATAGAAATTCTAATCGCTGATAAGGGAGCTGAAGGACTTGGAATTTTAATTACGATTTGGCAATTAATATATCAGAATGAGGGATACTATATTAAAGACAGTGAGGATCTATGCTTGTTGATAAGAAGACGAAGCATGTCAGTGCCGGAAAAGATAAAAGAACTGATAAAATCTGCACTGGATAGGGATATTTTTGACAAAGATTTATATAAAAAATACAAAATCTTGACTTCTAAGGCTTTACAAAAAAGATATGCAATAGCATCAAAAAAGAAAACAGTTGTGAAAATCAATAAGAAATACTGGTTAAGTGGGGTTTCCGTCAACGAAAACACCGCATATATAGGGATAGATTCCTCCGATAATGCCACAAATGTAAATGTAGAAGTAAAAGAAGATGTAAAGGTAGATATAGAAGTAAAAGGAAAAGAAGATGGGCAAACCGATTTCATCAGCAAAATATTTTTAGATTGCTGGGGAATACCAAGTATTAGGATCACTACTCAACAAAGAATGATTATGGAAGGATGGATACCTTTATACGGAGAGAGAGAAATTCAGCTTGCATGTAATGAAGCGGTGAAACAGGGCAAAGATCACAAAGCATTAGCATATATAGAAAAGATAATGAGCAACAAGGTCCAGAAGATCGCTATTGAGAAATCAAAAGCTGAAGCACTTAAAAAGAAAATTGAAGTTCAGGAATCAGCAACATCGAAACCTTGGACAAAAGGAATATTATTAAATGAACTTTATGACGATGAAGGTAGATTAAAAAAGGTCATTAAATGAACCCCCTTAAAAATAACCATTAACAGTGAGGTAAAATAATGCATATAAAGTATGACAAACAAAGCGAAGATGAATTTTACAATAAAATACACCCTTACGGACAAACCAAACTGGCGAAACAATTACAAACATTGGAACGAGGCATAGCTTGTGATGGCGAAATAGAGGTGGTTTATTATATCAAGACTTCTGATGTTCGCAAGCTCGTTAAGTCAATAATCAAAACCAAGAACAAACAAATCGCATACTACAAAAGATGTGCGAGAATGGATTAAATAAGAGGTAGAAATGAAGATATTTTTTGATACTGAATTTACAGGACTACACAAAAATACAACGCTTATAAGCATAGGCTTAATCGCAGAGTGTGGGTGTACTTTTTATGCAGAACTTACTGATTATGATAGCTCTCAGTTAGATAATTGGCTAAAAGAAAACGTCATAGCAAATTTACAATTTCACGATAAAGACGAGAATGTTCATTGGGGAAGTTATATCGAGATGAAGGTTAAGGGCGATACCGAATTAGTGCAAACAAAGTTAAGGGATTGGCTAAACCAATGGGACAAATGCGAAATGTGGTCAGATTGTCTCGCTTACGATTGGGTTTTGTTTAATAATATATTCGGTCAAGCATTCGATATTCCCCAAAATGTTTACTATATCCCATTTGATATATGCACTCTATTTAAATTAAAAGACATTGACCCTGATATAAACAGAGAATTATTTGCCTTTGGAGAACCGCAAACTTTTGTTAATAATAATGTAAAATTTGAAGGGGAGAAAATCTTAAAACATAACGCTTTGTGGGATGCAAAAGTTATAAAATATTGTTATGAAAAGTTAATATCATAATTTAATTAAATCAACAAGGATAATATAATGAAACAGATAATTGAACAGTTCAAGAAGAAATGGGATTGGCGTAGAATGGACGAACACTCTGATTGGAATGATATGTTTGTGGAAGTGGAGTCTATTGCAAAACAATCCTTCGATCTCGGTCTTGCCACAGGTAAGGCAGAGAATAAAGACTGGTTCAAAGATGTGAGAAATCATACTATAGCATTTATTCAAACCGCAACTGAAAATGAATTGATGCAGGCACTAAAAGAAGCTGATATAGATTTTTATTCCAAGATAAAAGATACTGTATTTTCTAAGCCACAGACAGAGAGTTGTAAGTGGACTATTGATGATAAAGAAGAAAATTATAATACGGATTGCAAAGAACATATTAGCGTTTTAGCACTTATGGGACTTACAGATAGTTTCAAATTCTGCCCTTTCTGTAAACTCCCTATCTCCATAGAGGGGGAATAATGAATAATATGCCCTTAAAGATTTATATAAGTGAACTAATGGGTAGACATTTAGTTACACACCCAGAATATAATCCAATACTCGTAAGGGCGGACATAATTCCTAATGCCGAACAATCCGTTCCATACTATTCTGAAAGCTATGTCAATGAATTGAAAAAACAAATTAAGCAATTACCGAGACGAAATGAATGGATAAGATACCAAAACAGTTTATCGAAACATCTAAAAAAATTGATGCTCTGTTAAATGATCTTGAAAAAGGAAATGTTGACAGGGGTTGGATTAAAATTCAACTGCTTGCACTAATAGAAGAGACTATTAAAAAGGTTTCAAACCTTGACAAACAAATCCATGACGATTTAAGAGAGAGCCAAAAGAAGTTAATGGAGAAGATTGATAAAATGCAGTGGATAGAATTTGATAAGCAGAAACCAGAACATAGTGGGGAGTATATTATCAGTAATGGAGATGAGGTATTTCCAAGTCTTTATTACCGAGACGAAATGAATTTCTATAGCAGCAACCACATTAAAGTAATCGTACGGGAATGGATGCCCTTACCATCCTTACCAGAAGGAGAAAAGTAAATGAGCGCAGATAAAAGAAAACTTCATGATAGGGCAATGCAATTTTAAGCGGGACATTACCACTAACTGAATATCAGGATATTAACTAACTAACGTAAGAGAGAATAATGGACAAAGAAGAACTTAAAGACTATATCCTAAAACAAGCGGGATTAAATGCTGTAGTCATTATGACTATTGAGGGAATACAAACGATAGATTTGGATGCTTTTATTAAACAACCCGCCGAAGGGATATTATATGACCTTAACCGAGACCCCGTAACCGTATTAACATTCCTTGAAAATCCTAAATGGATAAACGATTATGCTTGTGGATTAGTAATTACAAAACTTAAAAATAAATTAAAAGAAACAATCAAAAAGAAAAATAAACAAATCGCAAGGTGGAAACGCATTGCAGAAATGGATTAGAGGATATATGCTTAATAAACAGACAGGCAATATGTATGACTTTGTTACTCATACTTGGAATGTAATTAAAGGTAAATGTTCTCACGAATGTTCTTATTGTTACATGAAACACTTTGCATTAAAGCCTATCCGATTTGATGAAAAGGAATTGAAAACAGATTTAGGGAAAGGGAATTTTATATTTGTGGGATCTTCAACTGATATGTTTGCGGAAGATGTTTCAAGAAATTGGATAGTGCCCGTACTCAATCGCTGTCTTGAATTTGATAACACCTATTTATTTCAGAGTAAAAACCCCGAAAGATTTAACGAATTTTCTGCTTATCCCGATAAAGTAGTTTTCGGCACAACCATAGAGAGCAACATAGATTATGAAATTTCAAAAGCACCAAAGATGATGGCTCGCATGATACAGATGGCACAATTAAGGCTTCGTGGTTTTAGAACTATGGTTACACTTGAGCCTATTTTGGAGTTCGACTTAAACGCATTAACAAAAATGATTGAAGCTATACGTCCCGAATGGGTTAATATCGGTGCTGATTCTAAAGGGCATAATTTGCCCGAACCATCCTATGAAAAAATAATGCAACTTTTTAAAAACTTAAAAACTTTTACAACCGTAAAACAAAAGAGAAGTTTAGGAAGACTTAATGCACTAATCGATTATAGGGGGAAGAAATGATTGATTGGACACATCAGGTAGCAAATTTGAAAAAGGAGAGACAGGCTAATGAATTTGCTTGTGAGTTACTAATGCCAGAATCATTGATTGATAAATACATGGAAGAAAATGAAGTTGATGATTTTTCTGACCTTGATAAAATGGCTAAAGCATTGATGATTTAGGATATGAGATACATGGAGTTACCCATTGGATGCCCTTACCCCCACTCCCTGTAAAAAAGGAGAAAAGAGATGATTAGCAAAGCATACCAAAAACGCATAGATAAAATAAATTATTGGCTTCTTACTGAATGGGGGCAACAGTTTATTTTCAATATTCAGCATAAGGGGAAGCTAAATGGAAAAGAAAAAGAGTTATTAAAGAGATTATCCAAAAGGAGTTAACATGACCGAACCAAGATGTAAAACAGCAAGTGAGCCAAAGAGTATTAAAGAGGAACTGAGTCAATTCTGTTATGAACAACCAAATAGTAAATTCAATATTCTAAATTCACCCCTAATCGACAGCATAGAATGAGAATATAAAATAATTAGTGACCTACTTGTAATTGTGTTACCAATTTATTATATTCGCAACAAATCTTAAAAGGTTTTCTTTTGTTGAACGAATACAGCTCACTAATCATCGCACTTCTTTGTATAATAATCAGCATCCTCTGTATCTATGCCTGTGATCTAAAAAGAGACCGCAACTATTACAAAACTAATTTCAAATATTGGATGGATTCTACACGTGAGTTAGAGGAAGAGCTATTCAAGATTAAAACCGGGGATAAAGAACTTGCCTGATGAAATCCGTAAAAGTTGACATATCGAAAATCAAAATAATTCAAAAATCCTGTGGCTTATTAAATGATAATTCCTTTGCTGTTTATGTGGTTTCTGATATAAGGGACAAAAAGGGCTTTTACAGATTATTGCCTGAATTTACTAAGGAATGTTTTATAAATGCAGGACTACAGTTTTATAATGAAATAATCCTTGTGAATGCGGTTGGCAGTTTACCGATAAGAGTCGGCAGGCAGTTTGGTGGTTATCGTAAGGTTGGCAGAATGCATCAAAATATATTAGTTTTTTATAAAGGCGATCCGAAAAGAATAAAGGGGAAATTTGGAGAAATTGAAATTGATAAGGATTTATTCCTTGCTGAAGAGGTCGCCTAATGCCTGTTAAGAAAACAAAGGGAAAAGTGCTTAAAAGTGCGAAAAAAGAAGGTCGTACCGATTGGCTTAGGAATCAGGCATTAGTTCAGACTGCTTATGTTGATTTATTAAAGGAATTGAAAAGATGCCCTACTATTCTTGAGGTTGCTAATAAAGTTCACCTATCCATAAAGGCGATTGATAACCACGTAAAGCAATTGAAATTTGAGCCATTAGGGGATTCTATGAGGGCTTTAACTCCCGACGTGGTGGCTTCGATTTATAATTCAGCACGCAAGGGACAGCCGGCAAGTCAAAAGTTATGGATGCAGATTATGGAGGGGTGGAGAGAGAAAACAGAAGTTGAACATTCCGGCGGTGTTAAAATCATTAAGGATAACATTTGAAAAGTGCGAATTTAGAGCGTGAATACAATGTGTCCATCGGTAAAACACTTTGACTGAGACCTGTGTTAATACAGCCGATGTAGTTTTGGAATCGTTTTACGATTTCTGGCAAGCCTGCAGAGATGATCATTATACATTTTACATTTGTAAGGGTGGCAGGAATAGTGCAAAATCAACAACAATCTCACAAAGAATGATATTCGACTTAATGGATCTTCCCTTGAACGGTTTATGTATTCGTAAGGTTGGTAATACAATCCAAGAATCTGTTTATGAGCAATTAAAAGAAGCCACTTATTTGTTGGATGTATTTGATGAGTTTGTTTTCACAAAATCTCCATTAAGAGTAATTTATAAAGCAAGGGGAAATTATATTATATTCAGGGGTGCAGACGATGCGCAAAAATTGAAATCAATTAAGACTTCAAACTTTCCCATAGCTCGTGTTTGGATTGAAGAACTAACAGAATTTAAGACAGAGGAAGAATTACAGACGATTATGGATTCTGTTTTGCGTGCGGAGTTACCGGAAAATTTAACTTATAAGTTCTTTTATTCGTATAACCCACCTAAAAGAAAACAGCACTGGGTAAATAAAAAATATGAATCTGTTATAATTCCAAAGAATACATACATACATCACTCGTCATATTTAGATAATCCTTACTTGCCTTTTCAAACGCTAGAGGAAATAAACGAAGTAAAAGAAAAGAATATCCGTAAATATAACTGGATTTATTTAGGTGAACCAACCGGTGGGGGGATCGTACCTTTTGAGAACTTAAACTTTAGAAAAATAACAGATGATGAAATAAGAAGTTTTAATAATATAAGGCAGGGCATGGATTGGGGTTACGCCGCACATCCTTTCTGCTTCGCAAGATTTCACCTGGATAAGAAAAAAGAAATCTTGTATTTATTTGATGAGGTTTTCGGAGTTGGCTTATCTAACCGGAAAGCAGCAGAATCTATAAATGCAAAAAAATATAACGATGAGTGGATTACCGCCGATAGCGCAGAGCCTAAGTCTATAGCAGAAATGAAGGAATATTCATTAAGGGTAAAGGGAGCAATTAAGGGTCCGGGTTCAGTTGAGTATGGAGAAAAATGGCTTAATGATTTAACAGAAATAGTTATTGACCCCGATAGATGTCCTAACTGTGCAAAGCAATTTGAAGATATTGATTACAAAGTTGATAGGGATGGGAATATCAAATCAGAATTAGAAGATGTGGAAAACGAGGCAATAGACGTAGCTCGTTACGCCTGTGAGGGGGATATGAGAAAAAACAAAATAGAGTTCTTTTAACACAAGGAAATTAAGATGCCATATTTTAGTGGAACGGACACAGTAAAGCTGCAAATGAATGTAGCTCAAATCAAATCAGACTCAAAACTTATTACTGCAATTATAGAACGCTGGGAGCAATCACACGTATATAGGCACATGATTGAGGGGGAAAAATATTACTCGGTTAGGCATGAAATATGTCATAAGGATTTTACTAAAGCGTATATTTTCAATAAAGACATAAATGATTTTGTCCAGGTAGAGAATAAAAATGCCTCGAATCTGAAAACTATAAATCCATTCCTTAGATACTTAAACAGGCAAAAGACTAACTACATAGCGGGTAAACGTATTCAATTCACTGTCAAGGATGCAGAGAACAATACGGATGCCGAAACACTACAGGAAAATATTAACAATGAGCTGAATGATTACTTTGAATCAACTGCTTATGATTTAGTATTGCATGCCTCGAATAAAGGCATGGAAGTATTGATGCCCTTCATAAATGCAGATGGTAAATTCGATTATAGAATCGCTCCGGCACAGAACATCATTCCTGATTATGATGAAGAAACAGGTCAACTTATTTCAGTAATGAGGTATTATGAAAAGGATTATTTAGCAGACAATGACGAACAAAGGGATTCTTTAAGAACCAGCTCACAGTTAATGGAAGTCCGCAGAGTTGAGATATGGACTAAAGAAGATGTTTCCTATTATGTACAGGACTCACCGGGCGGGCTTTATGTATTTGAAAGTTCACGCTCTCATTTTGAATTAACCAATCCTTTGTTAAACCCTGAAGATCAAACAGCAAAAGGAAGCTGGGGGAGACCTCCGTTTATATTCCTGAATAATAATTCAGAAAAGGAAAGCGATCTATTACCTATTAAATCTCTGTTAGGCGCTTACGATGCTGTCTCTACTGGATTTTTTCAAGATGTTGATACTATCCAATCAGTAGTTTATCACGTTAATGATTATGGCGGAACGGATGCTAAAGAGATCCCACAAATGCTAAAGTTATTCAAATCAATAAGCACACAGGGACCGGATGGGAAAGTTGAAGCCATTCAAATCGAAATACCATTTGAAGCTAAAAAAGAAATCCTCTCAATACTCGAAAAGAATATTTTCAGATTTGGCGAAGGTGTAGATTTGACAGCAGTAAATAAGGGGGCTAATATTCCCATCATAGGTGTTGAGGTTACGTTTAATGATTTGTATTTGAAAGGGAATAATACGATCTCTCAATTAAAGTTAGCACTTAAAGACTTTATTTGGTTTTTAATTTTCTATATGCAGAATAAGAAAATGCCCGGACGTGTTGACTCTAAAAATGTTCAATTACTTGCCGATTCTGTTTCTGCTGTTATCAAAGTATCAAAGATTAGTAATGATACGGAGTTAATTACTAATCTGCTTGCAAGTAAAGGCATTATGAGTAATGAAGCCATAATGAATAAGCACCCCTACATTGATGACGTGGAAACGAATAAGGCTCAATTAGAGGAAGAGGCTACTGTTAATCTTGATACAGTTCCGCCTGACAATATCAATGTTGATATGACCAATACTGATATGAATAAGCAGAAACAAAAACAAGTCGCGGTATAATAAATGGATAACAATATCGAGAACATGATTCCCTTCATTATGATAGGGTTTGTATTTGTGTTGGTATTCGGTTTTCAGCTTTTAATCCGTTGGGACGACAGAAGAGATCGCAAAAAATCAGACCCTGATAAAAACAAATATACTGAAGATGTCTTCCATGATGAAGATGATTGGTATAAAAACTAAACAGGACTTAAAGCAATAAAATGTATTTAATTAAAACGAGAGGTAATAAATGGGATTGTTTAATAGTGTTTCTAAACTTACTCAAAAAGTTATATCAAAATTTAAGAATACTGGTTATAACGAAAAGAAGGTTCATGTTTCTTCTGCAAATAACCCATCTCAGAAAGGTATGGCTAAATCTTTTATTATTCGTAAGGGTTTTAGGAAGAACAAAGAACAACCCAAGATGTCTAATAGACAAAAACGGATTAAGAATAATCCTGTAAGCAAATATTGGTTCGGCAACTTTTCACCTGTTAAATATTGAGGTTAATATGTTAATTAGTAGAGGTCGGTTTGATGGATTATGTAACGAGAATAAAGAATTATGGAAAGAGATTTGTCATCTTTGGGACAGGATAAATCTTCTATCTAAAACACTTGGCTATGAATTTAAGCCAGAGGACAGGAAGGAAATTCCCGCACAGGTGAAGATTGAGCCGGCACAATTTGTCCCCGTTAATAAATCAAAGAGTAAATTCCAGGTTGTAAAATAATTGCCCTCCCAAGAATCCATAGCGTTATCGAAACTTACAACTGATAAAATCAATTCCCTGTTATTATTAAGGGACGAAACAGCAGATAAGCAATACCTTGCATGGGAGAATGAACTACTTAATACCTACAAGCGTTCTTTACTTGCAATCAAAGATCAAATCCGTGCCATGTATGAAAAGTATGGGGAATCGGTTACTTTATCAGAAATGCAGTCCTTCAATCGGTTAAAGAATCTTGAATTACAGATTACTAAAGAGATCAACACGTTAAATACTAATATCACTATCAGAACCAGAAAACAGTTAGGCAATTTCTTTGAATCTAATTATTATCAAACGGGCTTTGCTATTGAATCAGGCTTGGGGATGGATTTAAGTTTTGGTTTGTTGAATCCTTCGGTTATCCAGGCGGCAGTTGTTAATCCTTACGATTGGGAAGGGAGATTGAAGCTATGGAATAATAAATTACTGTTGGATATTAAGCAGAACGTAACTGATGGATTAACACAAGGGAATGGATTAGTAAAGACTACTAAAAATATTCAAACCTCTTTTGAAACTAATCTGGGCAAAAGAGCAGCAGATAAAATAACACGCTCAAATATTTTAAGAGTAGTAAGAACCGAATCCACAAGGGCACAGGAAATAGGAAATGTCTCTGGATTTTCACAAGCTCAACAGGATGCAAGCGATTTAGGTTTTGAAACATTAAAAATATGGGATGCTACACTTGATAGTAGAACACGCCCGAATCATGGGGCTATGGATGGCAAGGCAGCCGATAGTGAAGGGATGTTTCACTTTACAACTATGGATGGGAATAAGATTCTTGTTGAGGCTCCGCATTTAACAAATACAACGGACGATATAAACTGTTTCCCTGAATATGTTAATGCCTTTTCAATCACCCCTATCAAAAAGGCATATAAACGATTCTATGAGGGTGAATTAGTTGAGATCACTACTCGAAGTGGAATAAAGCTCACCGGTTCCCCTAAACACCCAATACTTACCCCTGAAGGATGGATCGGCATAGGTTCTTTGAATAATGGGGATAATGTTTTGAAGTGTACTCTCAACAAGAATGTCGTTTCTTGCAACCCAAATATAAATAATATTCCATCCCGAATTAGTAAAGTTTTTGATCTTTCTTCTATCTTTTTCCCTTGTCAGCGGACAGGCGGGGTCTCTCAACAATTCCATGGCGACGGAACCGATGGCGATGTCGATATTGTATTGGTTAAAGGCCTTTTGAGGGATCGCATTAAATCCTTTTTGAGCAAACCAGTCAAGAATATATTTCTCACCCTCGCCGACCTTGGAAAGGGTCTTTTGTTTTGTATGAGCCGAAAGACTCATTTCCTCAATAGTCCTAACCCTACCAGTACAAGCTTTATGAGCAGCCTCGACTTGGTGAAGCCTTTTCTTTTTAGACATATTTTTCCATTTAAGAGATTCGCTCTCGGATTGAGTTCTGCGGGTAATGCCGTTTTTAGTGAGGATTCTTCTTATAACGGCACGGCTAATATTAAAAGTTTTAGCGATTTGATTTTCGGAAACACCAGAGATATAGTCTTTGATAATTTTAGACGAATTAAAGATTTCAAATTTACTCATATTATTTCTAAGAGTAAGTTGAGTACATTCTTTCGGGGTTCTCTTTTCAATACTATAGTCTCTCATAATTCTATCGACACACCCAGTGCTGATATTGAAAATTTTTGCAAGGTCTTTCCGGTAAGTGCCGGAATTGTAAAGACTGATAAAGTGGTTAATATTAGAAAGTTTTATTTTAGCGGGCATTTGTATAACCTTGAAACTGTTAATAATTATTATCTTGCTGCTAATATACAAAAAGACAACGACAATATCAATTTCTTAATAGCGCATAATTGCCGCTGCAATTCAAGAGTTGAAATCAAAGGCTTAGAGCCTTCTGTACGCAGGGATAATGAAAATAAAACAGTCATCAAATATCAGACTTACGATAAATGGAAGGAAACATTAAAATGATAGATCGTAAAATTGAATCCTTAACATTCCCCGTATTAAGACAAATGAATCTCATAAACGAGAAGGAGTTGAGGGATTTGTTTATCGTTAATGATTTCAAGGAGATGAGAGCAGAAGGGTTAACCGTTGAGGCGATAATTGAGATATGTTCACAAAAGAAATATAATAACCAGTATCTATCAAAATATATGATTAGGTATATTATTTATAAAAAGGGGTTATCGTGACAAATTCTTTGTTGATAATCTCTCATATAATCTAACAGGCTACAGCTCCAAAGCCATTTAGACATTTGATAAGAGATTGCTTTTGCCCTCCTTATATTTTTGCCATTAAACTTCCTCTTCTTTATCCTAGCCTTCATTTCTTCTCCTTAATCAGTTTCATTACAAAATCAGCAAGTCCCATAGCTCCCCTGGATAAGTTTATCAGATCAAACTCTTTAGAAGTTACCCGGAATTGTATTTGACAATCACGTCCGCCCTTGTGAGGGGTGATTATGCGTTTAATCTTTTCCATATTCTTTTGTATAAAACTTAAATTCAAGTATAATCGTTTCAAATTCATCCGGTTTTCTTGGATTAAAAATCGGATATAAATCAAAATAAAAGAATTTCGTTAAAATAAAACGCACTAACTTAAACAACAGTCCCTTACATAATACTTGCGCCTTGTTATATTTATAATCGCCACTAAAATATGTGTGGGAACCCAAAATTTGTCCTTCCATCGTCCTTCCTCTATAATTGTTTTTAATCCTACTTTTAATATACGAGAATGTATATCTAAAATCAATAGACTTTCTAAAATTATTAGAATGATTTTATATAACCAAACACTTATTCTTTCGGTGTCGATATTTAGTATTTCCACGACAACAAAGGAAAGAGATTACGAAGAGAGAACTTCAACAAACACAGTCAAATCTAAACCATAAGGAATATATGGAAAAATTAACAAGTTTACCTACACCTGAATTATTTGCTTCAACTTACAAAGATCAAATCTTATATGTTGCTAAAGCAGATGAAAATGTCATTGTTGATAATAATGGCAAGTATATGCCAGTCGATAAGCATAACGCTGAAATGACAGCAAAGAAACTTGAAATAGAAAACCTCAAATCTCAAAAAGACTCTACAGATGCTGAATTAACGAAGCTGAAAAAAGAGTTTAAGGATGTTGAGGGGTTTTCAGATGCCATTAAAAAACTACAGACAGAGAATGCCGAAAAAGATAAAGTTCTCGAATCAACTAAGAAATCTTATACCATCAAAGAAGCGGTAAAAGATGCTTATAGAGATTTAGGCGTTAATGCAGAATACTTGGATTATGTAATAGGTAAGGAAAACCCCGAACTCGAAAAGGTGGAACTGAAAGAAGGTAAATTTGTGATCGACACCGAAAAAGTTAAAACATTAAAAGAAAAATATAAAGCAGTAATCGGTATTACTACTGTTAAGGGCTTTACGCCTGATAATGGCAATATCGATACTTCCGGTGATGCTGAATTTAAGAAATACAACGTCACTCAACAAATTGAATTAAAGAAAAAAGACCCGGAAACATATAAACGAGTTTTCGGATAGGAGATAAAATTTCATGGCACTTCAAGCAACGGCAATTACCAATATTTATGAACCAACAATATGGTCTAAATATTTCATAGAACTTACTACTCAAAAATCATTACTTATTCAATCAGGTATAGCGGGCACAGACCTGGAACTAACAGCGGCAGCCAACGAGGGCGGACGTGTTGTTAATATGCCTTTCTGGGATGATCTTCCACATGATACAGGTTCAACAACCAGATCAAAGGTCGCAACCGATACAGATGATGAAATCACACCGGCCGGAATTACATCCAATGAAGATATAGCAGTTAAAGAATTTAGAACACAGGATTTCCAGGTTGCCCCGATAGTCAAATATGTGGCTGGTGACGATCCTGCAAATGTAATAGTTCAAAGATATGCAACATGGTGGAATAAAGAAGAGCAAAGACTTCTTCTACTTAAATTAACAGGTGCTTTCCTTAATTCAACCATTTACGGAAACTTACAGAATGATATTTCCACAGGTGCACCTACAACTAATGCAGCTAATCTAATTTCAACAGATGCAATTCTTGATACCCAGTTTCTTTTAGGCGATGCTTATGAGAAATTGACCGGTATTATAATGCACTCAGTAGTTTTCAAAAGATTAGCTAAACTTGATTTGATTGATAACTTACCTGAGTCACAGCAAAGTCCATTGATTATGCCAACCTATCAGGGGAAGAAAATCCTTGTTGATGACGGTATGACTGTATATGATGGTACTACTTACAAAAAGTATTATACTTATTTATTCGGACAGGGAGCAATCGGAAGGGTAGATATACCTCTTCAATCCGGCGATCCCGAACTTGAATTATTCAGAAATCCTAAAGCTGGCGTTGGTGCTGGTATGTTGGATATAATTTCAAGACGTTATTTCATTTTACACCTTAGAGGAATCAAGTATTATGATTCTAATATGGCTGGTGTTTCTCCCTCAGATGCTGAGTTAGTTGATCCTACAAATTATACTCAGGTTTATTTAACCAAGAATATAAGAATCGCACGTTTGGTCACAAACGGGTAATTCAAACATTTATGGGGTTGCATAAGCGACCCCAAATTTAATATTAAAGGAAAAATAAACATGGAAAAATCATTTAGTAGTATTGTAAATAAAGAAAAGCATGGATTAGGCGGAGTTGTTAAAACTCTCGCTTCTGCTTTTTCTGGCGATCTTGTTTTCGTAGTTAGTCCCGCAACCGTTACACCCGCCCCGAGGTCAACAGCATGGACAAGAACCGTAAAGGTTTATCTTAAAAATGCAGCTGGCGATATTCATACTTGGTTTAGCAAGGCCATTGCTACGGGTGTTTCTATTGCAGATACCTCAACGGCCGGAGCCGCTACTATTCCGAGTACAACCCTTACCTTTATCGAGGGCGTGGCCACCGTGGTGGTTAGCGGAGACGCACAGGCATGGCTTAATACAGAGACTGATACTTTGACGGTTCCACAAGCGACCATCTTGGGTTATACGGTGGCAGCGAAAACAAGTGTAGAAACCTTTACAACTCCTTAATCCAAAGGATTATAAATGATAACCTTTGAATTATTCGGGATTGTAAAATCTAAAGGTAAAACTATAGCCGTTGGTGACAGCGGCTTATTTTCTACCGATAATAATAAAGTCATATCTAAATTAGATCAACTCGGATTCAAAAGAATCGAATCAATCACTCTTGAAACAAGCGAAAAAAAAGAGTCCGAGTTGGTCCTTAAATCAGAACTTGAAGTGCCAAAAGGTGTAACGTTTCCTATAGAAATGAAAATACCCGATGCACATAATAAACCCATTAAAAAACCGAAAGGTAAGAAGAAATGAAAAAGATAATATTTGCAATTTTAGTTTTAATTGGCTCGGTTATTGTAATGGGACAGGACAGGACAGTATTACCGAACACTCCTTTTTATAAAGATACCCTATCGGCAAGCAGAGATACAATAGATGTTCTATTCTCTGATTATGGAGATAAAGAAACATTTACCTTTACAGCCTACACCACTACAGGAACGGACACAGTTTTAATTTATACCAAGTCCTTAGATGGTACTATCTGGGTAAGTAAGGCTTCTTTTGCAATTACCACTACTCCGGTTGAATATGGGATAGATGATCCGGAACCTACTGCAATAAGAGTTATAAGCACAAGTAACGATGCCTCGACTACCGTATTTGTATTGGCAGGTAAGAAAGGTTTAATAAATGATTATGGAGAAACTTCAACCACTACAGTAACGATAGATCCCCCAACAGGTGGATTTGCTACAAATAATAAACTTGATTCTGCTGTAACCATATTAAAGGCACCCCTTGACACAACCGGCAATTATGCAAGGAGTATAATCAAGGCTGATTTGGATAGTCTTAACGTTGTGAATATTTGTTTAGTAGATTCTGCTAAAGGCGACACCCTTACAACTGCAGGACTTATACATCAGATAAATATTGCATCATTAGGAATATTGCATTGGTACATATACACCCTCTACTCTGATAGTGGGTATTATCATAAGGCTACTAAATGGGGTGGAAATGTTTTTGCAAGTTTACCCCCTGTGATGCCAGCATTGGGTAGCTTTACATCTGAAAAATTAGATCCTGCACAATTCATTTATGTTGATTATTTGAAAAGCGGAATTCATAATGGCAGCCAAATAATATATGTACAAATACAAGGAAGATAGTAATATGAAAAATATAATTTTATTTGTAATGTTATTGAGTGGTCTTTTATTTGCACAAACAACACCAAGTGGATATACTGCCAATATCCATTTAAGAAAATGGGCTGATGGTGCGATACACCCATCGGGCGATAGTCTCAATGCTAATTTAGATGGTATCGATACTCTTTTAGGAAAGCATAGTAATGCTGTTTTAATTAAATCAGATAGAACAATTCATAGATATTCTACACTAAAATTAGCTGTTGCTGATGCTGATTCAGGAAGTGTTATTACATTATATCAGGGAGTTTACTCTGATTCCGTAACTGTTACAACACAAGGAATAACCATTAAGGGCATTTCAAAGGAATCTGTTTTAATTACGGGAGCACTATATATAACTGCTTCTTTTGGAGAATTATCAAATGTTAAAATATCTGGAAACTTAACTTTTATAGGACAAATTTCTACTGCTTGTTATGTAGTTAATGATTGTAGACTTGAAAATAATGTAAATGTAGGATTAGCAGGGATAGCAATAGCGAGCGATGTTGAGTTTAATAATTGTTATTTAGGTTCTGATGCTTCAACTTGGGCTGGAAGTTCAAAAACTTTTTATTTTAATACATCTATACAAAGAGCAATTTACTTTCACTGCTGTTACAGTTTCGCATGGCATGATAGTCAAGCATTTATTCTTAATGCATACTCACGAGTTGATTTACAAACATGTGATCTTGCTCTCTATGGTGTATATTTTACCGGAGGTACCGGCTATACTGTTCCAATACCAGAATTGGATGCGAATGGTGGGAGATTTCAGACTACTACTGGTGGGTATTCTAATAGTGGTTATTGTGTGATGGTTGCCAGAAATTGTGCATTTGGGTTTTCAAGCACAATTACTTTGAGCAATCATTTTCAAATTCAGTTAATGCAGTGTACTATAGCGGCTGGAGCACCCAACTCCACAATAATATGTAATTCTGCTTCTAACAATTTGCAGATAATAATGTGTTATGGGGTTATAAATTTTAGTAATATAACAGGAAGCGGTTTAGCTAATCTACACATACAAGACTGTATTTTTGGTTTTGCCAAACCGACTGGAATAGCAAATGATGATAATAATGTGTGGAACTCTTACGTGGAGTATTAACATGAAAACAATAATTTTATTTATAGCATTATTCTCAATATCTATTTATAGCCAATCAGGATATGGTTATGATTATGGAAATAATTATGGCGGAATTTCTATTGCTTTTACTGGTTCTGGGATGATACAAATAGGACAAACTGGTGTTCATAGTTTTGGATTATCTTTAGATAAAACAGGAATAAACAGAGTACGAAGCTTAATTACTTCTGTTGCTGCACCAATAGTAATAACTTCTGCTAAATCAGTTATTGATTTTGTTTCAGAAGGTGCAGGCGGAAATGTTACCTCTGATGGTGGTGGAACTATAACAGCAAGGGGACTTGTTTGGGATTATTCAACAAACCCTATGCCCTCTGTAACTTCATTTAAGGGAAAGACCATAGAACCGGGTACTACAGGTAGTTTCACAAACACAATGATTGAATTAGATACTACTCACACTTTTCGTTATAGGGCTTATGCAACTAATTCGGCAGGTACTTCTTATGGAAATGATTCTACTTTTGCTATTAGAACTAATATACTTATTTATGATGCTTATTTATCAGGAGATGGAACATCCATCAATGAAGATAGTCAGTTGGCAAACACTTTGAATTATAGTGGTATGTGGTATTGCGGGGGTGGAGTAATAACAAGTGATGCTTTTTCAGATATGAATAATGACAACTATACATTGCAGTCGAATGTTGATGGTGTTGATATAACATTCTCCCCCTCTACAGTTGACCAAGTGCATGGAGATATTGCTATTGTTAGGCAGTCTTTTACTATCGGCACTTTTTCATTAGCATCAGCTAATATTCCCACTTGTGGAATCTTTGATGCAGACCATGCCCCAGATGATGTTCAAATTGATCTTAGGGTAATAATCACAAAGAAAGTGCCATATAACCCATGATAAATAAAGCAGGTAAAAGAAATTGAACAAATACATTTGTACACAAGCGGAAGTAAAAGAACTACTGCAAATAACAGCAACGACATGGGACACCATGATAACGAATTTACTTCCTGTTATTGCAAAACAGATTACCGCTTATTGTAAAAATACATTTGTGTCTGATAAAGTTAAACTTACTTCATTAGATTTAGTATTTGCCGCAACAGCGAAAACAATTACGGGCGATACCAGCCTTGATAATTTTACAACAGGATATTTTTACGCAGACGATGTGATTTTAATTGAAGGCAGTATAAGGAATGACGGGGTTTATGAATTACAAACTGTTTTGAATAATGTACTCACTCTTAAATCTACCGATACGATTAAAGATGAGGTTGTAAGCGATTTCATAGTTTCAATCCAAAGAATAGATTACCCGGACGACCTTAAATTAGCTTTTGCCGATATAGTAAAATCATTCATTGATGTTAATAAAGGCGTTCAACAATTCTCTTTAGCTGATTACTCAGTGACTTATTTTAATTCTAATATCTCAGACTTCGCTAAAGGAATATTAAATAATTATAGGAAGATATTTTAACATGGCAAAAAGAATCAAATCGGGTACTTTCAAAACATCATATAAAAATGGCAAAAAAGTTGTCACCGGAATCTCAAAGAAGACCGGTAAAAGAATAGTCCATCACAAGGCAAAGAAAAGATGAGGATTCCTTATAACATAACATTTGCCTTTCAAAGTGTTACTTCAGTAAGTGATGGCATGGGCGGAACCACAGATACATGGGCGACCGTCACGGGTTTAAGTGCCGTACAGGGACATCATAGAGAGCTGAATGCTAATGAAATTTATGCAAATGAGAGAAAAGGATTCAAGGCATTTGATATGTTCTACTGTGATTATATTTCCTCAGTAACAGACGCTTATCAAATCCTGTTTAATGGCGGGGTTTATAAAATACAGAATGTTAATGATCCTCACGGACTACATTTATTTTTACAAATTGACACTCTAAAAAACGAATAAAATATGGCAGAAGATCAAAATATAAAGTCACAAGACACTCATCAAGAGTATTATGATAATAATAGTAAGCTTAAAAGGAGCGTACTTCAAATAACGTGGATTCATACATGGCTAATGGTTATCGCTATGGTCGGTTCAACTATTTGGTTTACGAGTAATACTTTAGGCAGGATAGACAACCTTGAGAAAGAAACCGTTATACTTCACCGTGATGACAAGGCATTGGAAATAGAAGTTAAGAAAAATTCTGATATCCGAATATTATTATTCAAGAATCAAATACTTATTAAGCAAAACCTAAGACAACTAATGGCAAAATTTAAAATGAAATGGGATGATAACTTGCCAGATAATTTTGAGGAAATAATAAAATAATGCCGGTAATACTTGGAATATCATTATGGTGGTTAATCGGTGCTATCGGTGCGGTTGGTGTTTACATTATCGGTTTTACAAAAATTAAAAAGAAATAATATGGAATATGTAATCACAGTATTACTTTTAATAGTAATATACAATCAACATAAATCTAAAAGGATAGAAAAACACATGGCAAGTACATTGGAAGAATTGCAGGCACAATCCCTCGCCTTGGTAACTGAGGTTGGCGATTTGCTAACATTAGCCCAGGCAGATTTGGTAAACGCCACTACACCTGAACAGGTAGATGCGGCTTTACAGAAAGTTCATGATGCTATTGCGGCTGCTAAAACTGCTTTAACACCCATTGTTTAATTTCAATGTCCCTGTAAAAAGGGACACTATTTTTAACTAAAGGAGTATGTATGAAACTTGAAGACCTTTTAGTCCCCCTTATCAGCATAGGAATTGTGGCTGTTTTTGTTGGTGCATTCTTATGGATGATGAGGAATACTACAAAGAAAACCAAGAAAGTTGGTGAAGTTCCATATCATTTGAGGCATAAACAGGATTTAAAACATTAAAGGAGTAGAGAGATGAATGAGGATGTGAAGGCTTACCGGGATCAACTTAATAGGACAATGCGGGATATACCCGATAGTTGGTTCGATTGTCTGTTTTGGAATCGCAACCTTTAATACACCTGTAAAAATAAATCTTACAGCACTTGGCTTGTTTCTTTTCGTGTTAACATTTTTAATAAATAAAGGATAGTTATGAACTCGAATCTAAAAGATACACTTTCAACAATTTGCGGTGTCGTATTAGCAATCTGCATCCCTATTGAAGCCCTACAAATAGCAGGGACTATTGTATTGCCAACAAGTATCTCCCCTATCTTAGTTGCTATCATAGCAATATGCACAGGGGTAAACGCATATCTGACAGGTAAGGCTCCGAATGCAGCTGCGAAAACAGAGACACAAGTTGAGGCCGGAAATAAAAAATAATCAAGGAAGGAGACTTAAACCTTGAAAAATAAGATGGGCGGGTACGATTGAATTATACCCACTCCGATTTTAAGAAAGAATTATGATAGACTTAACCGACATAAAATATTTCAAACTTGACGAAATTCTCAATGCAGGGAGTGTCAAGTATAAAATTGAAGATATTCCTGAAAACCTACATAAGAATATTCGCCCTACTCTTTTAGTGTTGGACCATATAAGAGACATCATAGGTAAACCGATATTCTTAAACTGTACCTATAGAAGCTATGAGCATAATCTAACTTGTGGTGGTGCGCCAAAATCTTTACATCTAAAATTTAATGCCATTGACTGGACCATAGAAGACAAGAATTCCCTGTTTGACCTTTATCATCAAATCGATGGACAGGATAGATTAGGAATATTCTCAAACATACTGCCTAAAAATTCATTAGGGCTTGGTTTTTATAAAGGAAGATTTATCCATTTAGATACTCGCAGATTTTTAGGGTTAACAATGGCAAGGTGGAACGGATGAAATCCGAAGGTTGGTACATATTGGGTGCTATTGTATTTTTTATCGCGGTAGGCTTTGTTTTGGGCTTTTTGATTAAAGGCTGCACAATTCCAAAGTCCTTACCACTTCCAAGAGTAGTCCATGATACGACCTACTTACCCGCACCCATAATTAACGGTTCACAAACACATAATAAGCCAATATCGGACATTAAGCCGATAATTCCACATGATACGGTTAAGATATTCCCTGAATTTACCTATTCAGACTCCATTAAAGGCTCTCAGGACTCAGTTGATTACAAGGTGACACATACTGCCTCTTTTAAGAAAGACTCCGTTAAATCAGTGTTTGACGTAGAAATTAAGCCATTTATTAAGGTCATTACGGACTCAATTTGGGTTCCTCAAATAGTCCTTCAAAATAAACCATTTTTGCAGGATGGGTGGTTTTATGGTTCGGTTGGCCTATTTATCCTTTCATTCCTTTACTTGGTGGGGTTATTGTGATTATAGAAAAATGGAATGTGGATGGACTTATCGGCAATCTTAAAAAAAATCAGATCCC